AAAAAGACAGAAAGTGAGGGTAAATAATTATGGATAAGCAGACATTTATTTCACAGATTGCAGCCTATGTCATCAAGTATGCTGCACAGTACGGTATCAAGGTACACAGTCCAATTATTGCACAGGCAATTCTTGAATCAGGATGGGGACAGTCAAGCCTTGCTGCCAAGTATCACAACTATTTTGGTTTGAAGTGCGGAAGTGCTTGGACTGGTAAGTCTGTCAACATGGCAACATCAGAGGAATACACACCGGGCGTTCACACGAACATTCGTGACAATTTCCGTGTGTTTGATTCTATGGAAGATGGTGTCAAGGGTTACTTTGATTTCATCAACTATTCAAGATATGCAAACCTTAAAGGGGTTACAGACCCGCAGACTTATGTGGAGAACATCAAGGCAGATGGCTATGCCACATCAAGCACCTATGTAACAAACCTGATGCGTGTTATCAGAGATAACAACCTTACACAGTATGACGGTGCTGCACCACAGACACCTTCAAAGTCGGTGGATGAAGTCGCACAGGATGTTGTCAACGGCAAGTATGGCAATGGTGCTGATCGTAAAGCAGCACTTGAAGCAGCCGGGTACAACTATGATGAGGTTCAGGCAAAAGTCAATGAGATTTTAGGGGTAGACACTACACCAAAGAAATCTGTTGATGAAATTGCACAGGAAGTCATCAATGGTGCTTGGGGCAACGGTCAGGACAGAAAGAACCGCATTGAACAGGCGGGTTATGATTACACCGCAGTTCAGAACAAGGTCAATGAACTTTGCGGAACACCTAAGAAATCCATTGATGAAATTGCAAGGGCAGTCATCCGTGGTGAGTATGGAAACGGTGCTGATCGTAAGAACAGAATCACCGCAGAAGGTTATGATTATGCAGCAGTACAGGCAAGGGTCAATGACCTGATGTAATCTGTTACTAATTTGTTACTAAATAGCGGGATTTTGTGAGATTTGCGGAGATATTCAAAACTGAACTTTTCAGCAAATACGGGCAAAAAGCGGGGTGTTATATCAATGAAATTTATGATATAGTAAACATATCTTTTTTCAGAGGCAGTTTCTGCCGAAAATCCCATTTGTTTCGTTGTATAAATGAACTATGTGAATTTTACGTATATTTAACAGTCTGCAATTTTTGTGCGTTGAAAAAAGCGTGAAAGTTACATATAATAAAAGGAGAACAGTTGAAAAAAGAACAGACGAAAAATCAACAGGAGAAGAATCAGAAAAAGTCCCAAAAGCTGCAGTGGCATCCGGCGTTTTGTTCGGCACTGCGCCTGGAACTGCTGGAGGATGCAGAAAATCTGGAATTTACCGATGAGTTCCAGCTTACGGAAAAACCTTTGCAGATTGACTGTACGGTTGTAAAAGTAAAGAGGGACTGCAAAATAAAAAATGAAATCGGGAAGATTTTCCGGAAACACAATATTTTTGAATATAAATCCCCGATGGATGAGTTGAACATTGATACTTTTTACAAGGCGGTTGCGTATGCGTGCCTGTATAAAGTATTACCAAATCATGTGGATGAAATTCCGGCAGAGGAGATTACTATTACACTGATTCGAGACCGCAAGCCGGTGAAGCTGATGCAGGAACTGGAAAAATCCGGATATGAATGCAAAAAAGAAACAGCCGGGATTTACTATGTCTATGGTGTGATGTTTCCGGTGCAGATCATTGCATCATCGGAACTGGACACGGATATGCATGTACAGCTAAAAGCATTGACGAATCAACTGAACGAAACAGTGATGAGACAGTATCTGTTAGAAGTCAGTGCATTTGCAGAGAGGGAGAAGAATCTTGCAGATATCGTGCTGCAGGTCATTGTAAACGGTAACATGGAGAAAGTACGGGAATGGAAAGGAAGTGAAAGGATCATGTGTGAGGCATTACGCGTTTTGATGGCAGATGAATTGAATGAGGAACGTATGGAAGGCCAGAGAGAGGGCAGAATCGAAGGTCAGCGAGAAGGTCAGCGCGAAGGACAGATTCGTGCATATGCATCCCTGGTGCAGGATGGGATCATCCCCGTGGAAACAGGTGCAGAGAAAGCAGGAATGTCTGTCGATGATTTTACAAAAGAAATGAAGAAGGCCGGTTATATAATTCCTGCAGTATAA